CCGTTAAATACTAAAATCCCACCTAAAGCAATTTCCCCAAGCAAAAAACTAATTCCAGAACTAATTGAAAATCTTCAGCAGGTGAGTCTTTAGAAGTTGTTTTATAATTTACAATTTAACATAATAGACGTGAAATCAGGGGCTTAGCCCCTTTTTTTATTCCTGCATTATCTCTTTTATTAGCCGGTTTAAGTAGTCTGCCGTGTGGATAAGCATTTTAATTTTGGTACCAGAGCGGAGATCATCTAATTTTTTCTTGGCTTGTTGGTATTGTCTGGCATTCTGTTCCGCTGACCATTTGTAACGCCAGAGCATGGCTATATCGCCCGGAGTGCAAATGCCATGAGGTGTGTGTAATTTGCCCTCGCTGTCTATGCGAAAATGCCGCCAGCCGCTGTGAAGTGGCAAATAACCACGGTAATGCACGGCTAGGTAGCGATGAGCGACTAACGGTGGATTGTTTGTTTCATACCAGCGCCGGGCTGTTTGGTCTGATACACCAAAGAAGTCAGCAGCAAACTTATGTTTACTTGGCCAAATGCCAAAGCAGGCTATATACAAGTCTGAAAATTCAGGTAACACCTCTTTTTTTAATAACATATTCACCTTAAAACTCCATTTTTAACTTAATATGGGTTAATGGAGTGTTAATATATGCTCAATTATTGAGCGTTTCGCAAACGGGGAAATTTGGCGAAAAAAGCAGTAAAAAAATCAGTTTTTAAGCAGGTAAAACAATAACTTAAAAAGCTTTAAAAGCCAAAAAAATCGTATCGTCCGCGTAGGGTGGTTTTCCGCATAGTGCGGAGAGAGTTGGGATGTAATAGGCCCCCAACTCCGGCTAACGCTGCTGCTCTCCGGGGCCCTTCCCCAGAGGGGGCCCCTTCCCGGATTGCAGCAGCAATCAGCCCTTTTGAGCCGGAAAAATCGCGGGGCGCGGAGACGCGCCGGAGAGGGACGGCTTTGCCGGGCGGCGGAGACGCCGCAGGGGAATGACGCGAAAAAATTCGCGGCGCCGGAGACGGCGCAAGAGGAACGCAACTTCGTTGCGAGACGCTAAAGCGAGTTAATGCGTGGCTTCGCCACTGGCTTTTATGCCAGCTGCGCTGGCGGGGTTCGGCAGGGCGCGAACCGGGGCCGGATTGAAATTTGGGTTAGGGTTGCGCGAACTGGCAGCGGTGCTGCCAAGAGATTGCCGGTTCCCGCTGTGCGTGGCGCTCCGCGCCATGCTCGCTGCATGGCCTGCGGCCATTTTACGGCGTGTTCGCTCTGGCACAGGCGCTGTCACGGTAACTTTTAGAGCGTTCTAGCTTGTCTTTTTGGTATTGGTCGCGCCAAAACTGGCACGTTTGCCTATTTTGGCGTTGGGCGGCGGCTTTTTCGCGGGCAACTCTGCTGGCCTCTAGCGTTAGCTCCTGATTTTGGCGTTGAAAGTTGCTGTATTGTTGGACAGGTGTTGATACCTGGCGAGTCACAGTTTGTTGTTGACTGTGACTTGTCACAGATTGCTTAACTGGTTGGCTAAAGGCAGAAAAAAACGCACTAGCTGCTACTGCCATAAACAGAAAGCCGATAACGGACATAATTGCCGATGCCGTAATAATGGCACCAACAATAGTCCAAAAGAGCTTTGTATAATTTAAGGTGTTAGGTTGGTCGTTACGTAATGACTGACGTTCTGGTGAGTTATTGCCCCAGTCCTTGGTATCCATAAAAGCTCCATAAAATGCAAATTGTCACAGCAATTAAACAGAGCTTAACGCAAAATATCCTTAGTTGTCACCAGCAAGGGCCGTTTCAACGCCAATCGTAGGGCTGTCGCATAGTACAAAGCGCTGAAATGCGTCTCCGTAGCTTATTCTAGCGATGCAATCGGCCATTACCTCAACAGCATAGCCTGCTAAAGCTAAATCGGCGTTGGTTAGCTCTGAGAGCACCTGACCGTTACGCGATACAGTAAACCAGAGTATCTTTTTAAAATTGCCACGGCGGTCGTAGTCCTGGTAAAAACCGGCTATATGCAGGTCTATGCCCGAGAAGGGGTGGTTACCTTTAGATTTATCAGCCGGTGGTACCGGGGGAGCTGTAGCGGCTTGCTGAACCGGTGCGGTAACAGCGGCTTGTTGTTGGGTTGGTTGCGTTTCTGCTCTGAGGTTATCAAGCTTTTGTTGTGCAGCAGCAGCATGATCAGGTTTATCGCGTGAAAGATTGGCTATCAACATCAAAATGGCTATAACAACGCAAGACAGTGCGCCTTTTGTTGTCCAGCGCTGGTACCATTTTTCAACGTCTGCCGTTGTTGCTTCTTGTACTCCGCCTTCGGCCTTAGTATGGCTTTGATACGCAGGGAAATACTTGCTGTCGTATTCACGTTCGTGGGTGGTAATAATGTTACGCGATACGCCATCAGCAACCTTTACAATGTATTTTTCATCACGGCCAAGAAAGCTTAACTTGGTGCAGTAATAGCAGTTCTGCACCATGTCTTTTACGTCGCGGTCTACTTTCCTAAAATTTTGGGTTAGTAACATGATGTCGTGGCCGTAATGCCGGTGCATAGACAAATATTCTTTAAGTTCCTTGTTAGTTGAACCTTGTGGCATAGAAAGATGCGCTTCATCGACAATAAAATAGACACCTTGTCCTGAGTCGTTGCGCCATGTGTCATAAATTAAGAAATCTTCTGCCTTTGAAAAGTAACGCTGCTGACCGTAAGCATGAAAGCCACCATCGACCAGAACAATGAGCTCACGAACCTGTTCGCCAAGCACGTTGGCGAACCAATCTACGTTAATCGGTATATTTGTAACAATTTTCCGACCTTGCTTTAAAGCGGGCAAAATATGGCTGACAACGCTTTCATATGTTTTGCCGGCACCGGGCCGGCCTGATAGTCCGTTTATCATGAGCCTAACCTCGTGAAGGGTACCAGCTGCAAGAATATTCGAATGGTAATGGCTGAGACAATCATAGCTAAGGCTTCACCGAGACCTATCTGACTGATTACCCATGCAGTTTCGGGCGGAATAGCGGAAATATATTGCGTAATATTGAGTCCCTGAAAAAGCTCACCTGCGCCTTTTAGAATAAACGTCACCAGTATCATTATTTGCTCAAAGGCAAATAAGAAAACGTCTTTCATCATGGTGAGCAAGGTATTAGCCATTATTTTTAAAATGCCTAAGAGGAAATCGAGGAAGTTGTTCAGCCATTCTAAAAGCCAACCTGACTCTTCCGGGACTTCTGGTGTTGTACTGTCGTTGTTTGATTCAGACATATTAGCCTCCAAATATCAAAGCACGGCATAAAAAGGCCGCAGTTATTAACATGACTAACTTTATAAACGCCCAGATAACCTGAGGTATTTCTATCGCTTTACAGCCAAAATTACCCATAGCGCCAAGGTCAAAGCAGATTGTAAAATCAGGTTGAGCACCTGAAGGGGCTATCGTTGAAAATTGGTTTAAGAATTCCATCATAGGGGTTTGCTTTAAACCCTCGCTGTGTTCATTCCAGATACCAATAATGCCGTCAGGATAGGCTGATTCATACCAAGAGCAATTTTCGGTGCAGTCGCCTACGCCTTTATCTGGTGTTCCTTGACCGCCACCCTTACCACCTTTGCCTAAAGCGCCCTCGAGAATGCCTTTAATATCACCTATATCTTCAGCTGTACCATCAAGCGTACCGTCAATATCACCTAATTGCTTGCCGACACCATCAAGCTGCATACCAATTCCATCGAGCTTAGAATTGGTTAAACCGACTTTGTCTGATACTTCGTCCATAGCTATTGTGCTGTTGCTGATAGATGTAATAACGTTATCTAAACGACCTTCGACACCTTTATTAACCTCTTTAAAGTCACCCTTTACCATGTCGTTAATAGACTTATTTGGATCGGTTAAGGTGTCATCTGGTGGGGTTAAGTCATCTCTATCTTTTGGTGGAATAACCGGCGTGTCGTCATAGCATACAAAATCACCGTTTACGGTGCCGCAGCCTGATGCGCATTGCTCAACGCCATTAACTACCTGACATTTTTCAGCTTTATCTGCCCAGCACCACTTAACGCCGTTTTTAAGGGTAAAACAGTCTTTAGGGGCATCTTCTTCGGGTTCTAAAGGGCCACCGTCTTTTTCACCACATTTAACGCCGGTAAAGGTGCCGCTTGGCTGGCCCTGTGTTGTTGGCAGCGTTGACCAGACTTCATATTCAACACCATTTAAAAAACCACCATATGAGCTTATCCATTTTTGTGCTGATACCTGGCACACGCACGTTAACGGCTCATCACGGCCAACGGCATATTCACGTTGCTGAATGCATTGAGGTGGATTTTCTTTAGTGTACTGACCAACAGGGGCGCGAAGGTCGTTAAAAGTAGATAGGCTGTCACCGGCAAAGTTTGCGCAGTCACATTCCGACTCTGGTTGGGCAGGGTAATAACAATAATTTTGCCCTTCGCCAGTTTGATACGGGCCTTGGTCATATTGCTCCAGTCCATCAGGGGGGCACTGGTAAAGATCTGATGTACTTAATAAAACTGGATTAGGATTATAGTGCGTGAATTCTGGGTAACGAGTGTCACAAGTAGAATATGAAAAACGATGTAATTTAATCCGTATATCATTAGCTCGCTGCTCAAATGAGACCTCGCAAAATTGAGGCAAAGAAGAATAATAAGACTCAACGAGAGGGTATGCAGCATTTAAACAGGCTAAGATTGAACTTTCAGAAGTAGGAATGTTAAGAATTGGCCCTGGTGTGCCGTGTTGAATAGATTCACAACGAATAGTTGTTGAAGGTTTTTTAGATGCTGGCCAAGTACACTTACCATCTGTATAGGTACCGCCCTGGGGACACATAACCGCACTCTGATCACCTGTGACTTGTGCACTAACAGAAAAAAAAGCCCCGCTTAAAAGCAGGGCGCAAAGTAGTAAATATTTCATCGGTTAAGTCCTAAACATAAACCAAGAAACGATAAAGCCACAAAGCGCCCCAATCACCGCAATAAGCGTATAGATTAGGGCGACTATTAAGCCGCCCATAAAGATTAAGCCTTGTTAACAGCACGCTTGCCTAAAGAGATACCTTTAAAGGCCATAGCGATACCAATAATTAAAACACCAACGGCACCAACAAAAGTGGCAACAGAGGTCATATCAACAGCAGCAAAAATATCAGCCATTTTAAATTTTCCTTACAATTTGGGTGCCTACGCGCACCTTAAACGCTAAAAAAGAGAGAAAGACAACAATGCCAAACCCCCAAGTAAATGCCGTAGTAACGTCTACGACAGTGATTTCTACTGCTGATAAATACGCGTTGTACTCGGTTGCTGTAACAAACCAGTAGCCGGTGCAATCTGCGGCAGTGTCAGCGGTAAAAATAAAGGTGCCGTCCTGCTGTGGGTGCGCGCATTGCGCATACACAGAAGAACTCAGGAGAAACAGCAGAACGGCAAAAATTTTCATAAAAATCTATCTCGTTTGCGATCGAGGAATACGCGCTTTAAGTAAATGGCAGCAATACTGGCGTAGTAACAAATACCCGCGAATATCAATACAAAAAGCGCTGTCATGGTTAGGCCGTTTTAACGTTGGCGGGTAAATCAACACCCACGCACTTAAAAGCGATACCGCTTTTCGTGGTTTCCATTAAACAAATCAGCGTTATTGGCTTTAAAAACAAGCTGGCCGCGGCATTGCCTATTTTGGTGGCTAACAGCAGGTCTGGCTTGCCGTCAGAGCCGATAATGTTGATTTTGGCTACATGGGAACCGACAAAGTTATTGCCTTGTGGATCACGTTTAATTTGTGGTTCGCCGTCCATTACTGTGACGCTTGACCACTGCTGGCCAGAGTCCATCTGGCCGAAACTGACGTTTAAAAAGGTTTTGGTAATAGTTACTGAGTCCATGATGTTTCCTTAGGCGATAGTGCCGCCATTAACGAGTTGAAACGGTAACCGGGCGTTTGCGGCCCGGTACCACGTGGGCAGTTCGAGACTACGCATGGTAATTTCGCGCTGATTTTTAAAAGTGGGCAGTGATGCACGAGACGGGCAAAACGGCACACTTATATCTATACCAAGCTGCAATAGGCGGCTTTTGTGCTTGTAGTACGCACTGCTAAGCTGCTTTTTGCGGTCAGTGTTGTGGAATGGTTGGCCGTTTAACCATTGCTGGCAGTACGCTTGTGTTGCGTAAGCTGCTGAATGACTTTTAACGATGCCTTCGTTTAAAAGCTGGCTTGCTATAGATGTAAAATCCACGGTAGCAACTCCTAATGTTTGTATCAGCTTGTCTAAAGTCGTCAGGGTGTGGTGATTGGCTAACTGTTCTGTTGATACATAGCCGTAATAACACAGGTCGTAACGCTTAAGCTTTTCGGATTTAAAGGAATGTTCTTCACGGACAACACCTGACTGACAGCAGTAGTCAATCAGGTTTTGGTAGTAATCTTCTGTCTCAGTGTCAGCGCCTTTTAGGTTGCGGTTCTTGTGGTCTAGCAGGTCAGCTGATTTAACGTAAACTTTGGAATAGTCCCAGCTGGAGCCGCCGACATTGCGGGTTTGCCAGTCTACGGTAAGGCCGTTAGGGTAAAGGTGAGGGCGCTTGCCATTGGGTAACGATAGGGTGGCAACACCGCGTAAAAACGCCAGTTCGTTTTTGTGGCCTACGCTGTGATTGCGGGTAATGTCTATCAGGGTAATTTGGGCACCTGAATAGATTTTACGGAAATTGCCTTTGGCATCAGAGCGGCCAATGTCAAATTTGCCGGTGGTAAAGGGCGGCAAGCCAAGGCTTAACAGAATGCGGTTATAAACGGCTACACAGTCGTTTATTTGGGTTAAGCCCATCAGATTATCAGGGCGACCAAAGCGGCTAGGGTTGCCCTCTACACGTACTTTATGGCCGTCACAGTAAACACCTATTGAGGTGCTATGACTGGCTTGGATGCGGCTGGCATAAGCCTTAGGCGTTTCAGAGGTTTCACCGGTTACACCGTCTACCACGTAATAAAACTTGTCACCGACAAGCGGCAAAAGCTGCTCATGCGTTTGCTGAATGTATAGCTTGTCAATGAACCATGTCATGGGGCTATTACCCCCTTTGCAAAGCCAGATAAGCCCATTTCACAGGCCCATTCTTCGGCTTCACCTATGGGGCGTTTACAGCTTTCTGGTGCGTTCCAGTTGTCGCACTTGCCGCATTCAGAGCAGTACACTGTGCCAGAGGTAACCACTTTGGTTGTGCACTGGCCCTGAAACGCCAATTGAAAGCCGTTGGCTACAGAACGCGCCATACGCTCTGTAGGGCGTGAGGTTACACGGGTTACCGGGTGGTGTGGGCGAATGGCTAGGATAACGAAGCTCATAAGCTGTCACCAGTGACGGCGGCTTTGTGTACAGATAAGAAGCGGCCTGTTGCTATGTTTCTCAGCTGGCTAATAGTTAATTCGCGATTAGCGCAACAGGCGGATGCAGCTTGTTTAAAGTCAGGAACAACAGAAGATGGTACCCAAACGGTAAGCTTTACTAAGCCTAATTGCCGCTGGGATTGTTCATATTTTGCGTTGCGGGATAGGCTCATAGCTGATACCCCTCAATCAGTGAGAACCATTGCTCTGCGCCGTCATACTCATTGCCACCAATTGCTTCATAGCAATTGCCCTCAGAAGATACCGCTATGCAGCCTGCAATAAAGCCATTAGGGCTATTTAGGTTAGAAATCCAGCCAGTTATTTCGCCATCAAAAACGACAACATAACCATGAGATAAACCTTTAGATGCGCGGTAGTCAGCAACCAGCTTTGCTTCTGATTCAGTTAAGAACTTATGCTCTGGCGTGTATTTATTGCGGGTAAGTTTCATAGCTGATACCCCGCAGCCTGAGAGCGCTTTAAACGGCGTTCGGTGCGAAGTACGGAACGGGCAAATTCAAGGCGAAAGCCGTACAGCATAGACTTGCGATTGTTTACCGATTCTGTGGTTTGTTCAGTGATCACAGGGCAAGTTGTGCTGCAATTACGGAATGAGCAAGCGCTATCTATTTTGCAAAAAGGGTGCTCAGCAGATTCATCCGAAGAAGCGGCGGCTGGAACCTCGGGAGCTAATTCCGGGCTAGCCTGCTGAGCAAAAAATGGTTTCCGGTCATCATAATCAGCAAAAACGTCATTGATTAACACGGCAATAGGACACTTGTTAGAGCGTGCTTTCCAAAAGCTGACGTTATGGTCAACGATGGTATAAAAGTCGATGGTATCGCTTGCGCGGTACACAATACCGCAATCATCCAGACGGGTTAAGGCGTCCGCGATGTTCACTGCATTAAACAAAATGGTTTTGATTAGGTCTAACTCGTTAGATGTATTCATGGTTCCAGCCTCGAATAGTTTGTTCACGTCTGAACAAAGTATGATCCTTTTATCTAATTTGTTCAAGTATGAACAAATAATTTTTTGTAAAAAGATGCTAAAATTTAAAAAAATCAAAAGAGGTTGCTATGTCGAGTAATTACAGTTGGTCGTTAGTTGAAAAGCTTAAGGAAAAGACAGGGGCAAAAAGTGATCGTCAGGCAGGCTTAATGCTGGAAAAAATGACTGATGGTAACCTCGGACAGGTTAAAGCTGGTAAAAGGCCACTGACACCAGAGCAAGCGATGTTTATCGCTGAGCAATGTGGGCTGGATGTGGGAGAGGTGCTGGTACGGCTAGATATGGAGCGGACAAAGAACCCAGCAGTGAAAGAAGCCCTAGGTAACGTCCTAAAGCGGATAGTCGGAGCAGTGGCATGCATCAGTCTGACAGTAGCGCTGATGATGACTCCGGCTAATGACGACAGGCTATCTGTCGTTTAATTGCCAATTTAACATAATATACAGTAGAAGATTATGAAATACGGAATTAAACAGTTATTTCAATAGGATAGGGCAGCAATAAAAGCTAGATTTTGGCAAAAAACGCAGCATTTATTACCACCCTTTGGCATGGGTTAATGAGCCTAAGCAACCATTTTTCCCAATACTTTAGTGTCCATTCGGCCACTTTTTCTTACTTCTTCCCAAAACATTACCATGCTTTCAGATCCGCGCTTTGTTTCTGCCTCAATATGGGCATCAGCCAGCACAGATAAAGGGTTTATATCTAAAAGGTAAGCAATCTTGACTGCTAGGTCATCACTCATAACTGTACCGTTTGTTCGGTACATACTTATTCTAGATGTTCCTTCAGCAAGTTTCTTTGCGAGCTGATAATCAGAAGTCAAAGAATACGCGGCTTTCACCGCATCGAGATAATCGACTGTTTTCACTTTTCGTTCCCCCAAGAACAAGTATCCATGTGAAGTGTATGCGCATAGTTCAAGCCATTCAACTATTCCAGATGTGTGGAATGATGCAGAGGTTTGGAATACCATTTCTTTACGCCAGCGCCTGCCGGTTCCCCCAAGAACAGAAAGCAGGTTAAAGCGTACTCCGATGGGTGGCTGGCTCAGGCCGGTCACCCTCTCTCTGTCGGAGGAGAGAGCCAACCGGCGCGGAGAGAGAAAACAACGGGAGACACCCAAAATGGCTATTAATAATTCCATTCCTGCGGCTACTATTTCCGCAACGCGGACCAACTTAACATCTAAAACTGAACAACAGCTGAAAATCCGTTCACGCGCCGATTACATTACAAGCCAGTTATTATTAACAACCAATGTCGAAGCACGCGCCTCGTTTGAAAGCGAGCTTACCTATTTGCGCGAGCAGTACGGCAATATGCTGCCAGATGCTGTTGTAGTGGCACGGGTAGAGCGGTTGCAGGCGTTACGTAAAAGCCTAAATTTACGCACTATCGACAACCGCCGCCAGTACCAAGCCCAAACCACCCGCGCTGTATCTAAGTTATGTGGGGGTGCAGTATGAAATTATTAGATATAGCTAATCAATACAGAGCAGCAAACCCACGGCTATCAGGTGGCTATGTAGTTATTTTCCAAGGCGAAGTAACTGGTTGGACAGACTCATTGGCGCGGCCAGAGAGTTGGATGCCGGGATGTATCGCAGTTTCTGAAATTGGCAAATGCTATGAGGCCCACGGCGGTAATGATTATGACGGTGCCAGCCAATGGAAGCTTAGCGCAGCAACGCTAGCTAATATCGGGGGTGCAGCATGATGCTAATTGCCCAATTAATTATCCATACCTGCAGCGTTTTATCGTTTTTAGACTGGCAAAAAGAGCGCAAAGCATCGCAGTTAATTTGCTTTGTTTATCTGTTGCTGATCGGTTTGTTTGTCGGCGTGCTTGGCGGCAAAGGCGGTGCGTTATGATTTATCTCGCTTTATACCTAATTTTATTATCTTGCATTGTCGCGCTGGTACACGGCGCTAAAGGCGGTGCGAAATGAAAGCCATTAACACCACAGTACAGCAGGCAGTTAACCAATTTACCGATATCGCGCTACTTAATGCCTTTGTCAGCGGCTTTACCGGCGAAGAAACCGCAGATTCAGAGTTAATTATTAAAAGCGGTCAGGTTGTTAAAGTCGTTAAGAATTGCAGCGAATGGCCAGCGCTTATTACCATAAGAACAGATGAAACCCCGCCAACAGAAGAGCAATTTTATGATACCGAGTGTATCAGCATTATTTTTCCTGATCCGGATACGGCGTATTTCAAAAACCTAGCGGCAGAGCTGCAGCAAGAACTGGCAATCGTCAGCAGCATGCACATTGATAACGACCGCTATAAGTGGGAAGCGCTGGGATGCGGTTCAGTTGATGAGCTGATAGAGCATTATTTAAGGGCGAATAAAGAGCTAGAGCAATTTAAAGCTGTTATTACGCAAGACGTTGCGAGATTCATAGGTACAGGCATAAGAGTTAGTCACTGCAAAGACAGCATTAACGAAGGGCTGGCTAAACACTGGGTGCCAGTAGTTGGCTTATTAGAGAATTTATCAACCACAAAGTATCCAGCTGGAAAATGTAAGCATGGCGTTATTTTGTATGGTAACGAGTGCCTTAATTGCACACGCGAAAGCACAAATAAGCAAGGCGGTGCAGCATGAGCCAGCCAGTAATATTAAACGCTGCCTTGGCAGTTCAAAACTACGGCATGCAAGCGCTTATCGGTCAGCAAGTTGTTTTTGTGTCTGAGGTTTTAGGCAACGGCGAATGCACTATGAAAAGCGGCGCTATCATTGACGAGTTGTTTTACATCATTGACGAGCCAGAGTGGGCAGATTCCATGCTTTATGTAGCAGTCATTGAGAACGGTGATGAAATTCTTTACCCCATTTTCGCGCATGAACAAATTGCACTAATGCCAGTACCTAAAGAGACAGCCAGTTTTAGCCAGGTTGTAGGCGGTGCGGCATGAGCCAGTTACTTCCAGAAATCCTAACCGGCAAACAAGCCCGTAAAAAATACACCTTAGCGCAATTAAAAAAGCGTAATGCGGTTATTTTTCTCAGTTTTGGTAGCCGTGCCAACTGCGAGCTTGGTACCGGGCCAATAGTGCAAGGCCGGGACGGAGAAATAGCGTTTTTTGTAAAAGTAGGCTCAACAGATGACGATTTAATGGGCGTGTTCGATAACGAGCAATTCGCCCTGTTGCCTGAGTTATCCACAGTTTCTGTGGATAAAGGCGGTGCAGTATGAACAGAGTAATTAAAGTCATGCTGTCATGTCACAAAAAGGATATCGACTTAGTGCGCGCCGCTATTGCTAGGCTAATCAGCGCCGAGCGTGCTGGCCACCCGAGCACCGTTATTAGCGCAATCCAGTACCAGGTTGAAACCTATTTAGCCGATGCCGCCGAAAACATTGATTTTTGCCTAGACCTGCCCAGCACCACCCGCCGCCGAAATGCCATACGCCGTATTGCTAGTAACCGTATGATCCGGTTAGGCCGCGCAGTAACGGGGGCGCGGTTGCCATGAGCCACTTAACATGCCCAGGTTGTAACCGCGATGTGGATACCGTGCCTTTGGCCGGTTTTCGCAATTGGTGTTTTGATTGCTTTGATAAAAAAGTACCTGAGTTGCCGCAAGAAGATGCGCAAAACGGCTGGCACTTGGAAGAGCTCGCACCAGACCAATGGCATTGGGTTAAATCATGATTGGCCTGTTTGATGATCAACCCATGTTCAACGCATTCGAGCTGGAAACAGCGCAGATGATTGCGCTTGAGCATGGGCGAGACTATGCCAATGAAAAAGATATGCAAACCGCTGTTGCCAGCGTCAAGCGCTGGAACCAACAGCGAAAAGCAGCGGGGCTTGCACTATGGTTTTAAATGCAGAATGCGCCGTACTTTTTGCTCGCCGCGACAGTATCTATAAAACCCTGCCATATTGCGACGTGTACGACATTGACAGAGACGCAACCAGCTATAGGGGGGGGGTGCCAGTGGTAACGCATCCACCATGCCGCAGTTGGGGCAATTTAGCCCATTTTGCTAAGCCTCGCCCGGGAGAAAGGGAATTAGCCTTTTTTGCTGTTGATCAAGTTCGCCGGTGCGGTGGCGTTTTAGAGCATCCGGTAACGTCAAAGTTGTGGAAAGAGGCAGATTTACCATCGGCCGGCAAAATCGATAGTTTCGGCGGTTTTTCGATGGTGATAGACCAACATTGGTTTGGGCATTTAGCCAGGAAAAGAACACTGTTATACATCTGCGGTATTAACCCGGGGAAAGTGCCTGCTTTCCCGTTTTGCATGGCCACGCCGGAGTACATGCTAGGTACATGCAAAAAAGGTTTATACAAAGAATTACCAAAAAGCCACCGCGAAGCAACGCCCCTTGAATTAGCTATTTGGCTAGTTGAGTTGGCTAAAATGTGCAACAAGCAAAGGGCGGTTGCATGATAACAACCGAAATACAACGCCCAGATGCCTACGATGTAAAATGGATGAAAGCCCAGATACAGGGGCTACCATCCAGAATCCGCAGTAAATTAAGCCACAATTTTTATACCGATGCCGCCGCGCTACCAGTGCGGCAGCGCAATACCAACTTGCGCTTAGCTGCCAAGCGCGTACGCGATAAAATTGGCCCGGTTTATACCGCGTTAAAACAATTTAGTTTTTCTTACAAAGCCATAGCCACCAAAGAAGCCGTTCGCGAAACGGCCGGCCGCATTGCTGCCGATATGTTTAGCAATCTGTTAGGGCATGCAGAAAGCCTTGATTGCGACTACAACAAAAGCCTAGAAAGTTGCTATTTGTATTTATGCCAGTACGCGCAGCGCACCGTACCAGAAGTGCAACCGCCGTTTTTTACCAACGTAGACGAATTGCCAGAACCCGAATTCATGGAAATAGCACTGCTTAAAATGAAGTGTGATAAATGGTGGTGCCGCAAACTGCAAAGCGTGCGCAAGCGCTATTTAGAAACGCTGGAAATTGTAGCCGGTAACGTGGGGAAAAAGTCACCTTATGCCAGTAAACGTGCCGTGTCGGAATGGGTCCGTGAGCAATTGGCTACCAAAGCCTGGGCAGAAGCGGGCGAACTGGTTAATCAAAGCGGACAGGTAATTAGCCTAGAACAAGCTCTGTCGGCAGGTATGAGTGATCCTGAAAATATGCGCTGTGAGCTAATGAAGAGAATTAGCGGTTTAGAAGATTATGCCGAAGAAATGCACATGCAAGGGATGTTTTTTACCCTTACTGCACCTAGCAAATACCACCCTAATTCTAAGAACTGGAACGGTTCAACGCCAAAGCAAACGCAGGCCAAGCTGGTTAAAACGTGGGGCCGCGCCCGAGCTGCCATTAAGCGGCTGGAAATAAAATATTTTGGTGTACGGGTAGCAGAACCACATGAAGATTGTTGCCCACACTGGCATATGCTTATTTGGTGCGAGCCGTCACAAGCAAAGTTACTAAGCCGCATTATTAAAAAATACTTTTGCGAAGAAGACCGGTACGAGCTAGTAAACCGCTTTAAACACCGTGCAGCCCTGCGTAAACGCTACAAAAAAGCGCGCCAAATGTACGGTTACTTTAAAAAACAGGGAAATAAGGTTAAGGCTCCAGCTAAGAAGTATTGGCCAAGCGCCCCACGTTTTACTGTAGAAATACTAGAAACCACACCACGAGACGAAAAAGGCCACCGCAAAGGTGGAGCCGCCGCTTATATAGCCAAGTACATTGCCAAAAACATTAACGCAAAAGGCGTAGAAAACCTAATTTGCGAAGAAACCGGCAAGATTGTTGCCGATATAATCAGCCATGTGCAAACGTGGAAAAACAACTGGAACATTCGCCAGTTCCAGTTTCAGGGATGCGACCCTATTACCGTTTACCGCGAGCTGCGCCGGGTGCGGCAAAGCATAGACGCCAAGCAAATAGAGCAAGTAAGGCAGGGGGCAGAATCAGAGCGGTTTATTGATTTTATTCGTGCCATGCAAAACATAGATTGCGGTTTAGCCTATGAAGTTGAACCCATGGCAAACCAATATGGCGAAGCCGCAAAGCGGGTAAAAGGGGTAACAGTGGGCAATGTTACCGCCTGGACGCGAATTGAAAAGTGGCAGTTGCGCCGTAAGGCGTGCAGTTCAGTCGGCACAGCCGACAAGTCTTGGACTAGTGGGAATAACTGTACGCCCCCGGCTTTAGGGGCAAAATTCACCGCCCTGGGCATAGATACCGAAGCACTCGCGCAAATGGAGCGTGGCTGTACTGTCCGCATTGGCGCGGAGCGCTGGCGAATAGGCAAACACGGCCAGATAGAACCCGCCCCCGTGGTAAAATACGCCAATCCGTGGGACGCCAAGTGCCCCGATTTTTCAACCGTTGAGCATTAGTAGGAGAAACAATGCGGGTACTCTGCACCGTCTGTGGCAAAAAGGCAGTAATCGGCAAAACCGACAGGCTAAGCGTGGGCTGTGCCAACCTGTATTGCAGTTGCACAGATCCAGAGTGCGGCCATACCTTTGTGGTAAACGTGTCGTTTAGCCATACGCTCAGCCCATCTTCAAAAAGTGCCAGTGAGGTCGTCACCGCGCTGGCCCGTTCTCTGTCACCAGACCAGCGCAAAAAGCTACAGCAAGAGTTAGCGTTCTAAGTCGTTAAATTAAGTATATTCTTGACGATGTGTAATCGATGGATTACACTGCATTTAGAGTATGACAGGAACGTATATGTACGAAATAAAACAAACTCCGGAATTTGAAGCTTGGCTTAATAGTCTGAAAGACAATATGACACGGATCCGGTTAAGCCGCAGGTTAGACAAAGCAAGTAGAGGTTTACTAGGCGATGTTGCACCGGTTGGTGAGGGTGTTTGTGAGTTTCGGGAGTTTTTTGGTCCAGGTTGGCGGATGTACTACATCCAGAAGGGAAACACCCTAATCGTGATGTTAGGTGGCGGTGACAAAGCCACTCAACAACAAGATATTAAAGACGCGATCTCACTGTCGAAAACAATTGAAGACTGAGGATTACATTATGGTTAAGGTTGCTGATTTACCCAGTTTCGATATGGCCGAAGCGCTGAGAAGCGAAACCGATATTAAAGATTATCTAAATCTGGTGCTGGATGAGAACGACCCAGCGGAGCTTGCTCATGCACTGGGTGTAATTGCCAGAGCCAGAGGCATGACACAAATTTCACAAGATGCCGGTATTAGCCGCGAAGCATTATACAAAGCGCTACGTTCTGACGCTTCACCGCGTTTTGATACTATTAGCCGTGTGTTACATGCCATGGGTTTAAAACTAACTATTGTGCAAGAAAATCCGGTTTAGCCAAACAGGAGAAAAAAGCGTATGGAACCATTAACAGACGATGACGGTGAGCTTCGGGAATTAACTGAAGAAGAACTAAATCGGTTCCGTCCAGCGGCAGAAGTGCTACCACCCGAATTATTTGCAAAGTTATGTCGTGGTAAGCGTCCGGTATCAGATAGACCAGATAATCCTGAAACAGAAAACGCGCATGAATAACGCGCTTAAAGAATGGTTGGCCACACACCCACAATAAAACGAGGTACTAAGTGCTATTTTCGTTAGGTATTGAAACGCCAGAAAATGATAAATTTGCCTACGGCATTGTAGTGCCAGCGCTGTGCTTTGATAAGTACAGCTGTTTTAGTGCTGCCGATACTGAAAACGAAATTGCAGAGATGGCAACAGAAGCCATTCAGCTAATGCTAGAGGGTATGATGGAGTGTGGCTTTCAGCTAAGCACACTTAAAGACGAAGGCATAACTGCTTACAAAAGCAGGGAAGATTATGCCTTTTGTGATCAGTGGTTAACGGTAGACGTTGACCTTCCAAAGCAAATTTAACACCGGATCTTAGGCTCCGGTGTTGTGCTATATAAAAGATTTTTTACTTAGTAAGATTTTTAAGTGGCAGGCCAGTAACGAATGGCAAGGCCAATTATACCAATTACAAAAACAAGCACTGAAAGACCGCCAATATACCGGTTGGTTAATCTGTTTAAAGATTTAAGCTCTGTCTTGTGTTCTTCGAGCGTTTTAGCAATTCTGTTTTCAACTTTTTCTAAATCCCCAATAACTTTGGTCGCGTTTTTTTCCAAAAGTGCTTCGAGCTTATCGAAGCGATTAGTTATGTTCTGTTTTAAATCAGAAATATCTCTATCATGCAACGCGTTTGTTTTATCGATAGCATTGAGCTGTTGTTCAATAAGTTTTAATTCACCTTCAAGAGAATTTAACTGCCGCTGAGCCCACTGCATAGCTATGCTATCAGACATGCCTGATGAAATAACTTCTTGTTTTGGGGGTTCAATATTAGGCATATTAAATTCCTTTCTCTAATAGCCAGTTCCAAATTGTTCTGTCATGAAAGCCCCAGTATGCGTGAACAGGAACTAACAAATATGAACCAAACTCACCTCTGCTAAATTCATCGCCTAAATCTTTAGCAATACCGTCAGGCATAAAAATTTTTTCAGATGAAATTAAAATTTGTCCAGCGCAAATTTCCTTTATGTTATGTTGCCCAAAAACCATACTGCATTTTTCCCGCAGCTCAGAAGCTTTTTCGGGATCAACCGGCTCTTTCAACACTATCAAGAAAACAGACATTTGACGCTCCATTGAAGAAAACAGGCTGTTAATCAGCCTGAGTGTGCGCATTATACGTAGGTAAAAAACCTAAACAACTTACAAATTATAGACTCATAGGTGAAAACACAATCCATTGAGGCTAATTAAATTTCATCCGTACTCATATCAAACACCAGCCGCAGCGCTTGCGACACTTCGGCATCACGCAATACCGCATCCACCAGCATATTAATTAACGGCCGCGTTTCACTTCTAAAATACACCTTATCGTACTTAGTGGGATCACCCAGCCCCGCGGTGTTAGTGGGGATCATACCGCCAAGGCCAGCGGGGAAGCGGTGGGCGTTAAACACATCTTGCGCACTTACGGTTTTTACGTTGCCAAATTCGTCTTTGCTTTCAAAGTTACCCACGGGAATAATTTGTATCCCTTTTTCTTTGCCGTTGGGTATGTTCACAAACAACGAATTAAAGTTACCCACGCCTTTAGAATTTTTAATTTTCTCTTTCAGTTCCTTTTCCACGTCAGCATCTAAGTTAGGATCCGTGGCATACAAAATAAAGCCCATATGGGCACCGTTAATGTAGTACTTACGCCGAAACAGGGTGGCATCTTCGTTAAGCAAGGCCGACTGCAAACCGCCCAGATAATCAGGGCAACCGTACACCTGCTGTACGGGGTCGTAAATACGCACCCAAATAATGTCGGTGGCGTTGTACTTTTTAACCTCGTTATCGCGCTGCAGTACCGCCGCGCCGCCGTCACCCGTAACCCGTGTACGGTAACTGGGTAACGGAAACAGCCTTAGCACCTTGCCAAAGCCGTTGCGTATTTTCAGCAATGCCACGTCACCAAACTGCACCAGGTTTAAAAAAGCCGCGCTAACCTCTTGCGCACTCATCCCGCCAGACACAAAACGGGCGGCGGCCATATTGGCGCGGCTTTGCACTATGCCGCCATGCTGGGCATTGCGCCGGGTTAAATTGGCTAAAAAGTGGCGGTCTACCGGTGGTTCCCAGTAGTCGTGCGTTTGGTTGTAGTACAACGAGTCATAATCGGTTAGCCACATATTCGGCATCACGGCCGAGGGCATACTAAAAACCACAGTACCCGGTGTTTGCTCGGTATCGGTGCTGGCCTGTTCGGTTGCTGCTGTTGGTTGTGCCGTTAAATCGACCATGATGATGTTCTCGTATGTTCAAAGTTAAGGGGTTCGTTTATCACTGCGTGGGCAATGGCAAAAAACACGTCAGCGTGGCCGGTGGCATTATCGCGGCTCGCTTTAAAGGTTATGGCGCCGCCTGTGTCGGTAACCGTGCGGCGTATAGAAAGGCAACTCATTGCTATGTCTTTGTGGCTGGCATCCCACTCAATGCGGCCACCCTCAATTACGTCAATCATTTTTAGCACCAAGCGGGTTTTGCTGCTTACGCTGTAATGAATGGCTGTGGCTTCGCGTGGGTAAAGGGTGCTTATGCTGTCGAACACCCCAGCGCCAATGCCGGTGGTATCTACGCCAATGTAGGTAACGCGGTACTTGGCATAAATCTTCTGAATTTCGCTTACATGGTGCGCAAAGTTCATGCCGCGCCAATAGTGCTTTTCCAGTACCCTGAATTTTTCGCCTTTGTTTTCGCCAGGTGCTAACACTACCAGCGTGGCATTGTCGCGGGTGCGGCTAGGATCATACCCTAGCCACACTTCACGGTTGCCAAAGGGGCGCGGTGCGGCGGGTTTGTAGTCTTGCCAGCGCGCAGCGTCAACCATGCACTTTTCAAGGTCGGTAAATTTAAAGATGCTGGCCGCGTCATCCACAAACACGCACATAAACAGGTTGGCAAAATCGTCACCGTTGTATTCATCGCGCAGTTCGTCAATGTCGAACAGCTCACAGCCACCGGCAAGCGCATCTTCAATGGTAACCACATAACGCCATTGCCTGTCGGGGCATAGCCTGCCGCCATCGCGCAGTGCATCAAAACTGGGGAACTCTATTTCTTCCCGTTCTGGCTTGCCTTGCCGCCAGTGATCGCCGGTCCAGAAAGGGTAAGCGGGGTGCGCTTTGGTCGATGGCGTGGAAAAGTAGGTTTTACGCCAGTTCTTATGCGTGGCCATGGCGCTGGCGAGTTTGTTTAGTACGTCAAACTTGCCGATCCAAAAATACTCATCGATATACACATGGCCGTGATAGCTTTGCGCGGTTTTGCTGTTGGTACTTAAAAAGCGCAGTTCGGCGGCACCGTGGGCGGTGTTAAGTGTGATCGGGTTGCCGGTTAGCTCTATTTCAAAAAACTGCTGCGCAATGGCAATAATGTAACTGCGGAACACCTCAGCCTGGGCGCGGCTGGCAGATAAGAATATTTGCGGTTCGCCGGTTAATACGGCCTGTTCAAAGGCTTCACCGGCAAAGTAATAGGTAGCCCCAATTTGGCGGCTTTTTAAAATATTACGTATGCGCTGATGCAGGTTTTGGTGCATCGTTTTTTGATATTCAAACAGCGTATCGTGCCATGCTGCAAAATCTTCGGCAGTTAAATGGCTAACATCATTCTTTTTGCTGCGGCCTTTACGTTTGCCGTTGTTGTCGCTATCTTTTGCTTTGCCCTGTGTTTTGGTACCGTCATTGATGACGGTACCATCACCGGTATCAGTTTGCGCTTTGCGTTCTGCGTCTACCCGTTGCTTTTTAAGGCGTACATGCTGGTTTATCAGCATTTCCAGTTCTTTAATCTGGTTATTGCTTTTTTCGGGTATGTCAGTAAGTAGCACAATGCGGCGGTTGATAGCCTCGTCAACCTCTTCTTCGCGCAGCAAATCACGCCAGCCGTGTTTCTCGGCCCAGTAATAAATTATGCGGTTGTTTGGTAGGCCTAAATCGTCCCGTATTTCGTCAGGCGTCCAGCGCTTTAAATACAAACGTTTTGCCGCTTCACGAATTTCAGAAGAGTAAGCCATAAAAAGGGAAGCAATACCGGTTAACTAACAGAATGCCCCCAGTGTATTTGCTTGTTTGCCTGCATTAACTAACTAATATTCCTATAAATTCCTATTTTGTAAAAATCGGAATTGCCCCGAAGTTTGCCCCGTGATTACCCCTTAACAAAGCCTTAAGCTGTTGGCATTAACAGGTATTTTTTACAGCAAAACGGCAGGCACACATGGCAAAGCAAACTGGCTGGGTAATAGCAGCAACCGCAGGCGCTACCATTGACGGGCGCATTATTACCGAGCAGTGGATTAAAGACATGGCCGAGCAGTATTCCACTGAGGAATACACCGCGCTGATTTGGCCTGAGCACTTCCGTTCATCCTGGTCAACCTTTGAGGGTAAAAACTGGGGCACGGTAGACGAAGTAAAAGCGGGTAAATCAGGCGGCAAGCTGCGCTTATTTGTCAAACTTACCGCTAACGACTACCTGCTAGCTGCCAACAAAGACGGCCAAAAGCTGTTTATGTCAATTGAGCCGAACATTGATTACAAAGGCACTGGCAAAGCCTACCTGCAAGGTATTGCTGTTACCGACAGCCCAGCCAGTACCGGCACTACACGCCTTAAATTCTCGGTAGGCGAAAAACTCCACGAACAAGAAGCCAGCCAGTTAGAGCAGCTATTGTTTAGCGACTTTATTAAAGACCAACAAGAACAACACCCACAACACCAACCGGCCACGGAAAAGGGCCTGTTTGCCTTGCTGCAAGACTACTTCAAAAAGAAACCGCCGCAACCGGCAGCAGAACCCGAGGAAACCCCGATGACCCAAGAACAGTTTGACGCCCTAATGGGCAAAATTGGCGGTATTGAAACCAAGGTATTAGACCTTGAAACCAAATTCAGCCAGCAGCAAAAGCCAGAAACGCCAGCCACCACGGAAACGGTTAAAACCGATCCGGTACCAGAAGCCAAGCCAGAGGGCATTACTGCCGAACAGTTTAACCAACTGAACGACAAGCTAACCGCCATGGTAAGCCAAGTGGGCGAGTTAGAAACAAAATTTAAAGCGTCCAGCGGTGAAGTAAAAGGGCAAGAGCCTGATCCGGTTGGCGAAACCACCTTTGCCATTGTTTAAGCGCTGCAGTAAGCAGCTTAACCCTTAGCCACTATTAGCAGCGAGAGAACCGCATGAACTTAACCAAATTAGCAATATCCTGCGCACTGGCTTACAGCGCTTCACTGGCCAAAGCGTACGACACGCCAGATGTCAGCAAACAGTTTGCCGTAACCAGCCCAATGGAAACCCGCTTACGTGCGGCCATGTTGGAATCAGTAGAATTTTTAAAACTGATCACCATGATGGACGTGGACCAGATTAAAGGTCAGGTAGTTAACGTTGGTAGCAATACCATTGCAACAGGCCGCAGCGCATCAGGCCGTTTTACCTCCGGCCAAACAGTAGACGGTAACACCTACGAACTGATTGAAACAGACAGCTGCGCCTTTGTTACCTGGTCAACCATGGCCGCCTGGGCGAACGCCGGTAACGAGCGCGAGTTTATGCAGCTGATGAGCCAAAACGCCACACTACGCTTTGCACTGGATGTATTGCGTGTGGGCTTTAACGGCACATCAATAGCCACCACCACGGATCCAGCTGCCAACCCACTGGGGCAAGACGTTAACAAAGGCTGGCACCAACTGGTAAAAGAAAAAGCGCCTGATCAGGTAATGACAGACGAAATTTACTTTAACCCAGATGCAACACGTGAGCTACGCGAAGGCGAATACAAAACGCTAGATGCCATTGTTACGGAAATTAAAAACACCCTGATCCCTGAGCAGTTCCGCAACGACCCGCGCTTAGTGGTGCTAATTGGTAGCGACTTAACCGCCGCAGCCCAAACCAAGCTGATGAACCAAGCCGATAAGCCTAGTGAGCGCGTAGCCGCACAAATGATGGATAAATCCATTGGTGGTTTACGGGCTTACACGCCACCGTTTTTCCCTGGTAAACGCATTGTAGTAACCATGCTGGAAAACCTGCACTGCTACACCCAGCGCGGTACCCGCCAACGCAAGAGCGAGAACGTAGAAGACCGCAAACGCTGGGAAGACAAGTATTGGCGCTTTGAAGGTTACGCCGTGGAAGAGTACAGCGCCTACGGTGCAGTAGACGAAGCCGCGGTAAATATTGGCCCAGCTCCAGAGCCAACGCCTTAATCAATAGCCAGCGAATAAGCTAGCTGCTAAGCCGCACCGGTGGCAGTTGCCACCGGTTAATACAACCAGCCAGGTAAAAAATATGAGTGCCATTGCCAATTTTAAAAAACGCCGCGAAGCGCAGCGCGCCCAGCAAGGCAGCACCACAACGCAGCAAGCTGCAACACCCGCACCAGAAAACGAAGCCGTAGCGCTATTGGCTATTTTGCTGGGTTGCCAGTATGAATGCGCGATTGATGAAGCCAAGGCATTGATTGAAACCGCAGAGCGAAACGGCTTTTCGTTTGTAACCGGCTTTGATCTGGCAGATGGCTCGGACGAAACCGCAGTTATGACAGTTGATAGCAAAGCACTGGCCGAAGTAGCCACCACTGAAAAAGCCTTGAACCAAACCGCCGAGCCAAGCGACACAGCAGCGCAAACGGCAGACGAATTAAGCCAAAGCGCGGCCAATGTAGAAGACGCCGCCGCACAGGTAGAAGATGCCGCAGCCAATGTTAATGCCGCCGCTGAAACCGTGAACACCGCCACAGGTGATCTGGAAGACACAGCCAGCCAGCTTGCCTACAGCGCCGAAGATATTGGCCAAGCCACGGCCGAGTTAAAAGAAGCGACTGAAGAGTTAAAAAAGCCGTCGGCGGCGCAGCCATCCTCGCGTGGAAAGAAAGCCGCCGAGCCGAAAAGCAGTTAGAACAAGTCAGGCTTACGGGCAACGCTGAACACGCGCCCAGCCTGCACCTACAGCTGATAGAGCTGGAGGCAGATTTAAAAAGGCTAAAAGCCTTTGAAAGACGGGCAGACAAAATAGCCCACAAGCGCGACAAGTTGCTGCCTAAGTGGCTACCGATTGTCGATGAGTATCTAAAAAGCCGCAGCGCGGCCAGCGAGAAGGAACGGATCCATGACAACCCTATTTTTGCTTATTGCACTGTGTGGCTGTTTGACATTGGCGATCTGGGCCGTGGGCTTGAGCTTGCATTTACTGCCATTGAATTACAGCAACCCATGGCAGGTGCCATTAAGCGCAAGTGGCCTGGCTTTATTGCCGACACCGTTTTTGATTGGGCAGAGCAACAAGCCGAACACGGCCACAGCATCGAACCGTATTTTGGCACCGTGTTCAAGCGCGTTACCAGCGAATGGAAGTTACCCGAGCAGGTTACCGCGAAATTCTACAAGTTTGCAGGGCTCGCCTTACTGCGCGCAGCCAACGGCGAAATTACGCCCAGCCATGTTGGCGATGCAAACCGGCTTAAGCAGGCCGATCAACTTTTAGAAAAAGCGGCCAGCTTACACAAGCATGCCCAGGTAAAAACAGTACGAAACAAAATCGCCATGCGGCTAAGAGCCTTAGAAGAAGCAACAAAGCTGTAAATAAAAAGGCTAGTTACAAACAACTACGCGGTACCAACCGCAAGGGAACGACTCCCAACCCTCCAGTGCACTGGTGGAGTGCTTAACAGGCGACTGTTAAAACCACTGCGAAACCAAATGCACTGAACCTAATTAACGGCAACGAGGCGGCATAAATGAGCGGATTCGGTTTTCAGTCACCAGCACAAGAGAGCATTGAAATAGATGCCGCTAGCGGCTGGCCGGTGCTATCGACCGGTGAATTTCGCAAAAACCGCCGCATCCCTGAATATTTTGAAGAGGCAACAATAGCCGACTCACTAAACCGCAGCGTTGCCGAAATAAAGTTACAACTGGTTAGATTTGCACAGCAGGCAAGCGCAGACACGGACGTCCCATTCACCCTGGGTGAAAACCTAGCTCCTAATTTTAGCGAGCAGCAAATTAGCATTTACCGGGGCGCGGTGTATGCCCGCTCCCACGCCGATTTGCTGGGTTATTTTTCTGCCGTAGACCAAAAGCCAGCGGGCAACAACAAAGCCAACGACAGCGAGCAGCAAAGTATCATTTTGGCCCACTCAAACCATGGCGTGCGGCTGCTGTTAGGCCTTGGCCGCGCGGGGGTGCACTCATTATGAGCGAGCAAACTAAAACCCAGCTGCAGCAAGTAACCGAATTTTTACTGGCCAGCCTAAAGCCCTATATACAAGCCAATAATATCGACGCATGGCAAGAAAACGGCAAACTCATGCTTGACGGTGCCGACTTAGGCGTGGGCGCTTACCGGGTAGCAAAGTGGAAACATAATGCCATTATCGCGATTGAAAATTTCCCGCATTTAAGGGTTGGCCCATACAACCTGTTGGCCATGTTAGCCGCGTTTTTACTTAGCAGCGGCTGGGAACGGGACGAATACGGCCTAACTGATCCTGAAATTGATATCGATATTATCAGCAGCGATAACGCCACAGTGATCATCGCAATAGAACTGATGGACGATATCGACATTGTGCCGGACGAAACGGGCCCAGTGTATTTTTTAAGTGAGCGTTACAGCGTGGCAATAGCCCCGGTAAACGTGGCCGAAGAAGTGGCAGTTGAAACCGTGCCGGGCGGTGCCGCATGAGTCTGAGCATAAAGCCAAACCAAAAGCAGGCCATTGACGCCAATTTACAGTTAGCCCTGCTAAAACTGCCAGCGGGTAAGCGTGTACGCATACTAAAAACCTTGGGCCGTTACGAGCGCACATTAGCGCGCAAACGGTTACAAACCCAAACCGCGATTGACGGCAGCAAATTTAAAAACCGTGCCAACAGCAAAAAAGGCCGCATGCTCTCACGCCTGGGCAAAACGCTGGAGCCATTTGTAAAAAACGCCAATCGTTTAGAGCTAAAGCACAAAAACGCCTTAACCGGCCGCATTGCTGCGCTGCATCAAGAGGGTGGCCGAGAGCAAATGACCGCTACCCGCATGGCAAAAATACACGGTATCCCAGATTACAAAGCACCCTGCAGCCGGGCCCAGGCAAAAGCGCTGTCGGCAGCGGGCTACAAAATTAAAACCGCAAAAGGCGGTTATCGCCGTGCCAGCCTTAGCGAAATTATGGACACATTAACCGTTGGCCAAGCCGGGGTAATTCTGGGCGAATTACGTGGCAAAACCAGTAAACAACGCTGGGATATCCCAGTACCGGCCCGCGCGTTTTTGGGCGACAAAACCGAAAATGTGCAGCAGCAGCTGGTCAGCATTATTGAACAAATTAACAAAACACAAAGGGGCTAAAAATGTCACTAGGTAAAGTGCAGGTAAACAATTTAAATCAAGGCCAGGGTGACATTACAGCCATCGAACGCCACTTTTTGTACGTAGGCCGCGCCGGGGCAGAGGCCGAAGAAAGCCAGTTATTTAGCATTGGCGCCCAAACTGATTTAGCAGCCGCTTTTGCCGATAGCGTATTACGCGATCAGCTAATTGCTGCACAGAAAAACGCCGGGCAAAACTGGACAGCAGCAGTATACCCGCTGGCAGAAGAAGAAGACGTATTTGACGCAATCACCGCAGCCAATGAGGTGCAGAGCTTTGAAATGGTGGTGTTCTGCGATATCAGTGCAACCGCCGCGCTTATTACCGCTAAGCATGACTATCTGCAAGGGCTGCAAGCGTCCCACGGCCGCTTTGTCTCGGGCATTGTTGCCGTTGCCGGTATTGATGCCGCCAACCAAACATGGCAGCAGTACGAAACCGCATTAGCAGCATTGCAAAACGGCGTAGCCGCGCATTTGGTTATCCCGGTACCGCAGCTACACGGTAACAACGTGGGAGTATTAGCTGGCCGGTTATGTAACCGAGCAGTCAGCATTGCCGACAGCCCCATGCGCGTGGCAACAGGTGCCGTGGTGGGCTTAGGTGCTGCGCCAGTAGACAGCAACGCCGCGCCATTAACACTGGCCACACTGGAAACATTAGCTAATGCCCGTTTTAGTGTGCCGCAGTGGTACCCAGATTTAGAGGGCGTGTACTGGAGCGATGGCACCACGTTAGACGCTGCCGGTGGTGACTATCAGTACATTGAGCATGTGCGGCCAGTGCATAAAGCCAGCCGCGAGGTGCGTATTTTAGCTATTCGCCGCATTGCAAACCGGGCGCTTAATTCCACGCCTGCCAGCATTGAGCTAAACAAAGCCTATTTTACCAAGCCGCTGCGCGACATGAGTAAAAGCACCGTGTTACTGGGTGTCCAGTTCCCGGGCGATATTCAACCGCCGCAAGACGGCGACATAACCATTGTTTGGCACAACAGCAAATCAGTAACCATTTATCTGATCGTGCGGCCTTACAACTCACCAAAAGAAATCACGGTCAATATTCTGCTTGACCTGAGCAGCAACTAGGAGCTGGCACCATGCGTTTATCAGGAATGAATTTTAACGTCAATATGGGCGATATCATGATCCACGTAGATACCGCCACCCTGACGATTACCGACAACAGCGCGGTAAGCCAAACCAGCGGCATACCTGACGGCTACGTTGATGGCGATGTTTCAGCCAATGGCGAACTTAACGTTAATGCCAGCCAGTTTGATCTGATCTCACAAGCGGCAAAAACGGCCGGCGCGTGGCGAGCAATGCAAACGTTCGACATCATGTTTTACGGCAAAACCGCCCGCGATGAAATGAAAGTGGAGGCCTTCGGCTGCCGCATCAAATTAAGCGACATTTTAGATATCGACAAAAAAGGCGGGCAGGCCAGTTTGTTCAAAATCCCGTTTGACGTAACCAGCCCAGATTTTGTGCATATCAATGGTGTGTCGTACCTGCGCCCGGAAGAAATCGCCAACATTAAGCAGTAGAGCAGCGGAATGGATGCAGCAGACTTTGTAACAGCACAGCAAATACAGTTAGAACAGCGCTTTGAAGAACAACGCAAAGCGCTGGCAGAAAAACCAGTACAAGCCAGCGCAAAGGACTGCGCCGAGTGTGGCGAGGTAATACCACAAAAGCGCAGGGAAGCCATACAGGGCGTGCAGCTATGCACAGGATGCCAGTGTTTAAGAGAGATAAAACAATGAGTTTACTAAAACCGCAATTAATTGAAGAGCTGATCGAGCGCGAAGGCGGTTACGTCAACGACAAAACTGATCGCGGTGGGGAAACCATGTTTGGCATCACCATTAAAACCGCCCGGCAGTACGGCTATAACGGGCAAATGCAGCATTTGCCCTATGAGCTAGCGTGCAAAATTTATGAAGCAATGTACTGGACGCCATTGCGGTTGGATGACGTGCAGGCAATTAGCGAATGCTTAACAGAGCAGCTATTTGATTTTGGCGTTAACTCAGGTATTGGCAGCGCTGGCAGAAGCTTGCAACGCGCCCTTAACGTATTAAACAACCTCCAAACCCTTTATCCAGACTTGCTTGAGGATGGCGTTATCGGCAGCCGCAGCATTTCCGCGCTAACGGCCTATGCCAATCACCGAAAGCTGCAAGGAATTAAAGTGCTAGTTGAAGCGGTTCGCGGCCAGCGCATTAGCTTTTGTATCGATATAGCAGCGAATGACGAAAGTCAGGAAAAGTACAGCTTCGGCTGGTTACATCGCATCGTGAATTTATAGGTGGTCGCCATGAGCTGGAAATCAATTGCAAACACAGTAGGCAGTATTGCCGGTTCAGTGGCCCCGCTACTTGGTGGCCCAGCTGGTTTAGCCATTAGCATTGGCAGCCAAATTGCCGGGGCATTGGGTACCAACAACACCCCGGAAGCGGTAGCCGCTGCCCTGCAAAACGACCCAGCCGCCGCACTAAAATTGCAAGAATGGGCCGCGCAAGAGCGCGAGCAAATACGCCAGGCAAACGTGCAGTTGCAGCTAATAGCACTGGACGAATACAAAGCAGAGCTTAGCGACCGGCAGAACGCCAGGTTAATGCACGGCGATCACTGGATGCCAGCCGCGCTAACGCTGTTTTTACTGTTTATGTTAGCGGCACAAATGACCGTTTTATTTTTACTGCCAATACCAGACGGCAACCGCGATCTGCTGGTTTACCTGTCCGGTAATTTTCTGCCGTTTGTATCGGCCGCTGTGTACTACTGGGTAAGCAGCACCAAAGACGCAAACAACCGCGAAAAACTAATGAGCGCGCAAAACCAGCCCGCCAAAGCGGAGCCGGGTGTATGACAGATTGGTTATCAGTATTAATTGGTTTTATCGCATTGCTGCTAACCATAGTTGTGCCGCTGGTTGCCTATTTAAACAACGTGGCCCATACCACCCGGGCAGAACTGAGCAACCACAAAACCCACGTAGCCGAAACCTACGCCACCAAGAACGATGTTAAAGAGGTTGGCGACCGCATGGAAAGGCAAATGGCCAAAGAATTCGACAACCTAAAACAGTTTTTAATAAACAGAAGAGAAAGGGAAACACTATGAAAAAGACAATCAGCTTAAACATTGGCGCAATGAGCTTTGCATTCAACGTAAACGTGCAAGATCACAGCGATTTTATAGACGCCACCGCGCGCGGCCAGTCTGTAACCGCCGCATCACACAATTTTACGATGCGCACAATTAGCGCCGAGCAAAAAGACGAATTTAAAAAACTGCTGGAAACCAACCCAGGTGCAGAGCTGCAAATTGCCAGTTTCTTAAAAGCAGAATTTAGCCCGATGTTGGACATTACTGTAAAAAAATAGAAGGGCTGATCGAATCAATAGAATCGAATCAGCTGGAACAGCTGTTCATTTTAAGGCGGCATTTACTGCCGCATGAAAGCGACAGTGAACAAAGTTTAGCGCGGGCCGGTTGGCTAATGAAACGGCAACGCGAAGACTTGGAGCACATAGTAACCAACGCAATATGCAAGGCGTTTGGTGGGTAAGTGGGTAATAGATAATAGCCGGGCATAACTGCACTGGCCACAGCTAAAAAGGGCAGTAAATGAGCTTACCAAAGCCGCTAATGTTTACCATTGGCCTGATAGACCAAATAACTAAGCCGATCGCCAAAATCAGCCAGCAGTTAAACGGACTAACAGCCAACTACCAAGCCGGTACCATGCAGATGGCCAGCGGCATTGGTGGCATTGCGGCCAGCGGTTACGCCGTACAGCGCGCACTTATGCCGGCTATTGAAATGGACCGCGCCTTAGGCGAAGTAAAATCGTTAGGGGTACGCGACAGCGCCCTAAAAATGCTAACCGATAACGCCTACACCTACGCGCTAAAATACGGCGCATCATCCACCGATTTTGTACGCTCCAGTTACGATATCCAATCCGCGATTGCCGGGCTAAACGATTCAGATTTATCCCGCTTTACCATGGCATCAAACGTATTAGCAAAAGCCACCAAAGCGGATGCAGCAACAGTAACCAACTACATGGGCACCATGTATGGCATCTTTAAAAACGATGCTATGCAAATGGGCGAGGGCGCCTGGGTAGAACGCTTAACCGGCATGACAGCAACCGCAGTACAAGCTTTTAAAACTGACGGTAAAAAGATGTCAGACGCATTTGGCGCGCTGGGTGCAGCTGCTGGTCTGGCTCCGCTGCAGGAGCAAATGGCAATTATGGGTACTCTGCAGGCAACCATGCAGGGCAGCGAATCAGCCACAAAATATCGCTCATTTTTAGCCGGTGTAGGTAAGGCACAGCAAGCACTAAACCTGCAATTTACCGATGCACAGGGCCAAATGCTGCCCATTATCGACATACTAAACCAGATAAAAGGCAAGTACGGCGAAACATTAACGGTGGCGCAAGGCGACGAACTGGCCAAAGCGTTTGGCTCGCAAGAGGCCGTATCAATGGTCAAGCTGTTGCTAAACGACATCAACGGCCTTGGCAACTCCATAAACATGCTGGGCAATGTAACCGGCATGCAGCAAGCTGAAAAAATGGCAGCCGCAATGACAGACCAAAGCAAGCGTTTAGCGGCCAGCTGGTACGTAATACGCGCTGCACTAGGTAACGCCATACTGCCATCATTTAACAGCTTTGTGGGTTGGATAGCAGAAATGGGCGGCTCGGTGATCTGGTTCACCAGCCTATTCCCCAATATCACGCGCTGGCTCGGCTACCTGTTTTTAGGTTTTGCCGCAGCCATAGCGATTGGCGGGTTATTTAATTTAATGATGGGCGCCGGGCGCATGGCCATGACAGCGTGGGGCGGGGCGGTAATAATTTGGAATACCGCTGTTTGGCTACTTAACGGCGGGCTAATGGCACTACGTGCCGCACTATTAGCGGTAAATATCGCAATGTACGCCAACCCAATAGGCCTAATTGTTGCCGGTGTTGTTGCGGCAATCGCCGCAGTTACTTCCCTTATTTATTTCTGGGATGACCTAAGAAACACAATGTCAGAGTGGGGGTGGGTTAAGAAACTTCTTAAGTACATTGATTGGGTTATCGAAAAACTAAACCTTATAGGTTTTAATATTGAAACTAGGTTTAGCGAGCCAGAACTTTACGACTTATCCCCCACGCAAACCAACTTTGCCAACGGCGGCATTGCCAGTCTAGATGCCATTGCCCCGCTAAAAAGCAACGTGCCACGAGGCGGCATCAGCCAACAAATCGCCAACGCCAATACCAGTAAATCCACTAGCGTAGGCGAAATTAACATTTACCCGCAAAAAGTGGATACCAATTTTGCTAACTACGTGGAAATGCACGCATGAGTATTTACCGCGACTTACACATAAATAACGGCGATGTGGTGCTGGATGTCGGGCAGAACCCCACGTATTTAACCGACCGCGCCGCCATTGCTCAAGACATTGCCCACGCCATTTTAGACACCGGCCTTGCGCATTTGCTCATAAGTGATCGCGGAACCGGCGTAACCGCCGACACCCGCATAAAGCTGAAACTGCTGGTTGAAGATGACATACGAATTCAGCCGGGTACCGTGCGCATTGAACAGCAGGCCAGCGGCCAATGGTGGGTATTTGCCGACACCATCGAATTTGGGCCAGTAGCACAACAACTAACACAAACCGGAGCGCAGTAATGGCCGACAAAATAACCGTGCCAACCATCGACTTTGCAAAAATTGTTGAAGCGGCAGGAATACCAACCACAGAGGAAGGCTGGAAAGCGCTGTTTAAGCAAGACGTAGCCGCGGAGGGAAGCATTATTGCAAATGACTCTCCTTACTCGCCGTTCTGGCGTTTAATCAGCGCAATAGTCGCCAAGCCAGCAACGTGGATAGTAAACAAAGTGCTGATAGGCGCTATTTTGCCTAACCTGTTTTTGTTAACGGCCAACGATGCCCAGTTTGTTAAGGCAAAAGCGTGGGAGCACAATTTAACCCAAAAAGAGAAAACCAAAGCAGAAGGTAAAATTCGGTTTAACCGGGCGGCGGCAAGTGGCCCAGGTTTGCTGATACCAGCCGGAACGGTTGTACAAACTGATGCCATTAACGGCACAGTGTACCGTGTAATAACCGTTGCTGATGTGATCTTACCGCAAAACAGCTTAACCATTTTAGTACCTGTTGTCGCAGAGTTAGCCGGTGCCGCCTATAACTTAGGCGCTGGCTACTACCATATTTTACCGGCTGCAGTAACAGGCATAGGAAGCGTAACAAACGAACCGGATTGGCTGGACGTGCTCGGCTCCGATGATGAAAGCCTTGAAGATTTAAAGTTACGCACAAGAAACGCTTTTACAGCAGCAGCACCTTGGCATATTGACGCCGTATACCGGGCTATTTTGACCGAGCGTGCCGGGTTAGACACCGACAACGTATACTTTCAGCATGACGCGCCCCGCGGCCCAGGCACAGCCAACGCCTATATTCTGCTAGACACCGGCGAGCCCTCGCCAGAACTGCTGGCAGATTTAAACCAGTACGTAATGGATAAGGGCTACCACGGCCACGGCGACGATATGCTGGTAATGGCCATGCCAGGTGCAGACGTTGCCGTCGGCGTAACGGTTTACCCGCACAGCTACTTGCTAGAAGCGGAAGTAACAACCTTGATGACAGACGTAGAAAATTTTATCCGCTGTGCCTTTAGAGAAAACACCGATTACACCGTAACCCGCACAGAACCGTTTATCCGCTTTAGCTTTAGCCGTTTAGGACAAGAACTGCACCGTCAGTTTGACGGCATAGAGTCGCTTAACTGGGCCCAGCCAGACATAACCAGTGAAAACAACGTGCCGCGCTTAACCACCCTTACCATAGTGAACGGCAACGCATGATAAAAATCGACTGGAAAGCCCTAACCAAAATGCCGCACTGGCTGGCCCGCCCAGCCAGCGAACTGGATAAACTGCGCAAAGGCGCGGTGCGGTTTTGGCAGCGCTTTGTAGACATGCTGCAGTTCCCGGCTAAACAACTGGACCCAATGACAGCCGAGCTTGAATTAGTGCACCTACTGGCATGGGAGCGCGACATAGAGCAGATCCCAACCGAAACCGAACTGATGTACCGCACCCGCGTTAAGTACGCGCTGCCATTCGCCAAAGGCGCGGGCAGTACCAGCGGCTGGCTGGAAATGTTTAAAAAGTTGGGCGTACCGTGGATCACCATCAACGAGCGGGTAAGCACCACCGATTGGGACGTAGTTGACCTGCAGCTGATGGACGTGGACTTTGGCGACAGACAAAAACTAATCGACTTTATTTGCCGACAGTATGGTCGCACAACACGCCGGTACCAATATACCACCATTGCAAAAATGGCTGTGTTATCGCCGCCAAAGAATTTTGACAACCACAACGACTTAGATCTGGCAACAGTAAACACCAACCTGCTGCCGGCCAAACGATTAATGACGATGGACAGCGAAAGCAGCTACCACGTTGCAGCAGTTAAACAAGGGGCGTAATACCATGGCACAAGTGATCACAATCGCAGGCGAGCAACTTTTTGCACTTAAAGCGCAAAATAACGAACAGTTAGACATCGACACCTTTATTTTTGCCAACGTGCCAGGGCAGGATCCTAACGCACCAATAAACCGCAACGAGGGTGTGCCGCCAGTAGGCCAGCAAGTACACACCCAAATAGTGCAGCAGGTAGGCCGCGTAAACGACAACGTAGTTATTTATTCTACGGTAATGGACAGCTTAACCGGCCCGTTCGAGTTCAACTGGGTCGGCCTATATTCATCGGTAAACCAAACGCTGGTTGCCATCAGCCACATACCAACCGTGCAAAAAACCGTAACCGTGCCAGGTGCAGCAGGTAACACCCTTAACCGTAACTTTGGTATTGAGTACAGCGGCATTGCCGATTTAACCGGTATTACCGTCGCGCCGGAAACATGGCAGTTGGATTACACAGCACGCCTAAACGGCATGGACGAACTAACCCGCCAGCTTGCCGCCGACATGAACGGCAAAGACTGGTTTATAGGCGCCGGTTTTAAAGTAGTACCGCGCAGCACATTAAACACCTTCAAAGTAACACCCGGCGCAGGTTACGTATCCGGCCTGCGCGTAGAACTGGCAGCAGAGCATATTTTAACACTGGCGAGCTACCCGCAATTTGTATACGTAGACGCATGGTTTGACGGCACCAGCGGAAGCCAGTGGAAAGGCCAAACCGCCTTTACCGTTACCAATACCGAAATGGACGATTACATAGACGTGCAAGGCAAACAGCACTACGTATTTAAGCTGGCCAGCATAACCGCTGCTGATGCGGTGGAAGATTTTCGGAATGTAGATGGGTTAGCGCAGAAAATTGAAAAATCGTTTAGAACGGGCTTGTTAGTTTTCTCAACAATTAACGATTTGCAATCTGGAACAACATTAAACGGTATTGAAGTTGATTTTTATGAGTTAGCGTTAAGTGAAGCTGTAGTTAGAACTCGCTGGAGAAATAGCGCTGAAAAGGATAATGGGCAGTCATATATGATTATGACTGCAAGCGATTATGCTGCAGTACCTGACGGCTCTGATGATTTTTATGTGGGTGGTGGCACTGACTATGTTGCGGTTGGATTAAAAGAAGCCTTTAAGCGTGTTCGCATTGGTACTAATGCGTTAGCTAATTCTGCCGCAAAACGTGATGCGAGTTATGTTGGGCGTGACCTTAAAGGATTAACAGACTGCCACGCTTACACTGACAGAACCGTAATAAAAGACGTTACTGATGCAGGTACTTACGGTGCGTTTGATTCCGTCACTCGGGCAGAAGGTGAACATGCCCAATCGCATATGTTTTCATACCAAGATAGACAAGTCTATGCAGGATCAGGTGCTGGTACAATTAACTCGTGGGGCGGGTTTATAAGTTGGCCAGAACTGGCAGGTGATGGACATGTAAATAACCGCTATGGCCACTGGATTAAAGATATCAACAATACTGGCGGTGGCGAAGTTGGATCCCAAATCGGTATTTTAATTGAGGATTTAAATGAAGCAAATTCCAATGTTGCAATTAATTTAGCGCAATCAACTGGCTATACGATGTTTGCACCCAATGCAGGACAATGGCTGATTGGGGGTAATACAGTCATCAATGGCACTACAACACTGAATGCAACAACAATAGTTAACGCTACGTGCTTCTTAGGAAAAACAACTAAGGTCGGCGGACTTGCAAATGGCACTGCACCTATTGCGGGTGTTGCACTGACAATTGAGCGTGATGGTCTATCTACAAGAGGGTTCTTAGACGCTAACAGTGTGGGCGTTTCACTTGGAGTTGAAGGAGACAAAAAAGTTCAGCTTGTCACTGATGCCGTTTCTAGAGTCGTAGTTGAAGATTCTTCAGAAGATTATGCACTTAGACCAGGTTCGGCGACTCAAAATTTAGGAACTTCAGGAACCCCTTGGAATAAGGTCATATCCAAAGAACTTAGCATGATTCCAATATCAGCCGCTACAGCAAGAAATTTATCAATTTTTGTTGATAGCACAGATGGGAAAGCAAAGTTTAAAGATGCCACAGGGGCAGTTAATTTACTGTATTAGAAACTTAGACTACTAAACTGAGCAATACTCCAGTGCCCAGTTTAGTAGTCGCTGGTGCTCGCTTTTCTCGGCGCGGCTCACTGGCAGTCGCTATGGACTTAGATATGAGCAACTGGCGATGTTTATCATCGGAGGGATGGACTGAAATGCTAACACTCAACGCAACCTCAATGAGCCTTAAAGCCCTGCGCATCACGGCCAGCCAAGAACTGGCCACCGAAGACGCCAGCGGCCAGAGCAGCAGCACCGATTTTGCCGAAACAGGCATAAAAGCCAAAATGCTCACCGTCAGCGGTTTTTTGCCGTTTGACAACCAGCAGCAACTTACCGACCTATTTAAACTGGCCGAAGCCACCGAAGACGGCGCACGGGTAACCTACCGCATCAGCAACCGCACCGCCGATGCCCTAGAGGCTGTTGATCTTTGGGTGAAAAATGAACGGCATAGCAACAAGGTATAATGGTTTCGCCAAAAATCAAAAATACCACCGAGAAAGGACGTTGCTATGCCAAGGAC